TGCTTACATGCTTCACACCAGGGACCTAAGGGAAACATTTGTACTACCACAGTACTATAAGCCACTAAAACAAAGGATATTAGAGATATATACCATTGAGAAATTAGAAAAACTTAAAGAGCAAATTAGATGCAATTATTACTAAATATGCAAAGTGAAAATAGCACTACAAAGATTGCACAGAACATTGCACAAAAAATGGTATTGATTATCAAAGACTTAAGGGCAAAAGTGCAAAGTTTTGGAAAAAAGGCCCTATCCTATATATAATGTACTACCACTTGAGAAAAAAAAAAGTAAAAAAAAAGTCAAAGTTTGCACAAAGCAACGCCAGTACTAGGGCAAGGTGTGCAAAGTGGGGTGCAAAGTTGATTGTTAATAAAAAAAGATTGCACTATTTGTATCAGTATTGAATTAATATATATATTTGTCAAGATAATCACCCTGATTACAAAAAACATTTGAGAGTTTAAACCCCTGCCATTCTATCATAGGGTGATTTATCGGCGGGGGCTCTCTTTAACATACATAAAATATGAACCTAATTGATTTTGCTAATGAGCTACAAAGTGAAGGACTTAACCCCTTACCTCTTAAAGATAATAAAGCACCTATGCTGGAAGCAGGGCACAAGTTTTTATATGAGCCTATTGATAATATAGAAAGCAGATTTGTTAATGCTCAAAAAATAGGGATAGCTTGTGGATTAGTTAGTCAATTTTACTGTATTGATTTTGATGCTCATAACGAAGAGAATATAAGTGAGATATATAATGATTTTATTACTGTACCATTTATAACACATCTAATAAAGCAAGGTATACTATCCTGCTACACTACTGCCGGTGGTGGATATCATGTATATTTTAGAAGTAAGGATAAGATTAACGGCCAGGTGTTTGCTAAATATAGTACAGGATCTACAATGGTGGAGCTCAGAGGCCATGGACAGTATGCTGCCTGCTATCCATCTGTAGGATATACTCACACTAGTGGTAATGATTACATTAAATTAGCTTACTATGAGGATGATATTGATAATCTATTTGATTTTATTAAGTCCTATAATAAGCACCACACAGTTAGCCTACCTCACAAAAATACTACTGATAAAAAGTGGGCAGAGACATGGAAACTTACAACGCCTGATGGGAAGTATAACCTAGAATGTGAAGAGGAGGCAAAGGATTTATTGAGAGGGATAGGTTGGCAGTTTTGTAAGACTAGAGCAGATGGTTCCGAGTATTGGACCAGGCCAAACAAAGATATTAAGGATGGTTTCTCTGCTACCTTTGGCCATCAGAAAAGTATGTTTTATATTTTTAGTGAAGATGGCAGCTCAATACATCCATTTAAGGCAAAGCAAAGCTACTCTCCATTTAACATCTTTACTTTAATAAAGCATGAAAATAATTGGAAGCAAGCAAAGGAAGATTTGAATGTAAGGTACAATATGACTAATGATGATTTTTGGAGTACTACACAAAATGGAGCTTATATACTTAACAACTTTAAATTTAAAAACTTTCTTAATAATAATGACTTTTTTAAGAATAGCCCTGAGCCTAATGGCACTTTTCAAATGATAAAAAAGGAAGGTATATTTTTAAACCAGGTATTTGAAAAGGATGTAAAAGATTTTGTGCTAGATTACATTGAGACTAATAATAAGCCTGAGGGTGTATATAATCTTATGAGTGGTAACCTTAAGTTTTTTAAACGTGAATTTCTAGGTATCCTAAAAAATAGAGATATATCCCTGTTAAAAGATACAAAGGAATGTGCTTACTTATTTTATACAAATTGCATAGTTAAGATTACAGAAAACCAAAAAGAGATACTATCTTATTCTGATATGGATCTATCTATATGGAGAGACCAGGTAATCAGTAGAGATTTTGTAAAAGTAGATCACCATAAGTCTGAATTTCGCACTTTTATATGGAATATATCGGGAAAGGATAGAGATAAGTACAAAGCATTTCAGACTGTTATTGGTTACCTTCTGCACAGCTATAAGGATAGAAGTAATAACAAAGCTATTATTTTTAATGATGAGGCAATTAGTGATGTGCCTAATGGTAGAAGTGGAAAGGGATTGTTTTGGAATGCAATGGGCCATCTTAAGAAGGTGCAGAGCTTAGATGGTAAGCTGTTTGATTTTCAGGATAAATTCCCCTACCAAAATGTAAGTACTGATTGTCAAATACTTGTATTCGATGATGTCAAAAAGAGATTTAACTTTGAGAATTTATTTAGTGTAATTACAGAAGGTATTACTATTGAGTACAAAGGTAAGGATAGCATTAAGCTGGATGTAACCAACAGCCCTAAGATAATCATTACAACTAACTACACCATTTCAGGTAACAGTGCTTCATTTAATGCTAGAAAGTATGAGGTAGAGATGGCAAATACTTTTAGTGACAAATTTACTCCGGTAGATCTATTTGGCCATGAGCTTTTTAATGATTGGGATGATCATGAATGGTCAAAATTTGACAACTATTGTCAAGAGTGCATACAGATCTATCTTAACAAAGGACTTATAGCAATGCCTACTAAGAACTTAGAATATAGAAAGATACTAGATGATATCAGTGCTGAGATGTATTTCTTTTTTGAGGATCTTAGGCCTAATACTTTCTACTCAGTTAAAGAGGAGCTCTTTGATAGCTTTAATAGTCGATACCCTGAAAAGAAAAGCTACACTACACAGAATAAGATAACCATTAATTTTAGAAAGTGGTGCGAATATAAAGGATATGAACCTAATGATAATAGAAATGGTGGTAGCACTAAGCTATCTTATATAATACCTGAAAAAAAAGAAGATATACAGGATCTTTGGGATGGAATAAATGAAACAGCAAATAAAATATAACTATGGAAAATTATGTAATGAATAAAAGTAGTCAGTGGATTTTTGATACGTTTGATCATATATTAACTTGGGACGCTTGGGTTAGAGAAACAGATGGTTATAATTGTGATTGGGAACACAAATGGGAGTATAGATATCATATAGGTGAAAGTGGTAGAATAAGTTTATTTAATCAATGTACTCAATGTGGTAAAAGACATGGAGGTGGTAGCAGCTTAAAACATGATACAGTACCTAATCTTAAAGAAAAAATAAATCTAGGAGAAATTAACAAATATGATTTAGAATTATTAAATAAAAAGAGTTCTACATATGAAAACTATAATTTATATTATACATTTAAAAGAGAAGCAAATAAACAACTAGAAAAGGCTAATAGAACAGAGTTTTATAATGAATATATCAAATCTGATAAATGGAAGGCAATAAGGTTAAAAGTATTAAAAAGAGATGATTATCTTTGTCAAGCTTGTTTAGAAGCACCAGCTCAGGATGTACATCATTTAACTTATTGTAATATAGGTGATGAGTTAATGTATGAATTGTTATCAGTATGTAGAGATTGTCACTTTAACCGTATACATAAACATAGAAAATGAACAAAGAAAACAAAGCTAGACTAAAGGATCTAGAAATTAAGTACATGAGTTACCGGTACCCATCAGCACCAGGGCACATCATACCACTGACTAAGTACTCAGATGCTACAGCTAATGGCTTAACTAAATGTATCAAAGACTTCCTAAACTACTCACAGCACCAAGCTGAAAGAATTAATACAATGGGAGTGTTTAGGCAAAGCTACAGAACCGATGGCACTAAGACTGCAGGGCAGTGGACCAAGGGCACCGGTACTCCAGGATCTGCAGATATATCTGCTACTATTTATGGGAGATCTGTAAAGATAGAAGTTAAGATAGGTAAGGATAAGCAGTCAGTGGTGCAGAAGGAATACCAACAGATGATAGAAGCTGCAGGAGGTGTGTATATAATCAGTAAGACCTTTGATGATTTTGTGGTGTGGTATGATGAATTTTGCCTAGACAAATAGATAAAGCATAAGGGGTAAAAGTTGCCCCATTAATTAAATAGAAATGATATAACACTAAAATATAATATACGTACAACCTTAAAATATAGAAATGATATGAAAGCAACACTAGAATATAACCTACCTGAGGATCAGTATGATTTTAACCATGCAACCAATGGCTTTAACTATTACATGGCACTTGTGGAGATGGATGAGTGGTTACGAAGTGAGTACAAGTACAATGGTAAAGAGGATATGTGGGAGGTAAGGGAGAAGCTGAGAGAAATAATTTCAGAAAATAATGTTAAAATAGAATAATAGTAGTATATTTGTAAATAATTAACAAACTAACCCAATGGAAAAAACAACTACAAAGGCTGTAAAGCCTCAGGAGGTTGAGCAGCAGCCTGCTCCTTTCTATGTTCGCCTTCACAAGGCAAAACAACTAATCGGTAAAGTACATAAGAATGCTACTAACCCTCACTTTAAGAAATCTTATGCAGATATCAATAGTATCCTAGAAGCTGTTGAGCCTATCTTATTACAGCATGATCTACTTTTGCTACAGCCTATAGATGGTGGTAGTGTTTGTACTCAGCTTGTATGTATTTATACTGGCTTTTCTATCTCTAGCTGTATGGCACTGGACTTAAATCTAGATGCACAAAAGCAGGGATCACAAATTAGCTATTTTCGCAGGTACACCATCCAAAGTCTGCTCACCCTTCAGGCAACTGATGATGATGGCCACGTAGCATCTACTGCGAAGCCTAAGATAGATGCAAAGAGATTTGCTGAGGCTGTTAAGACTATAGCAGATGGTAAATTCACAGTAGAGAAGTTAAAGGATAGCTTTGATCTTACAGATGTGCAGATTAATTCACTGTTATTAATACCTGTAATATGAAAATTAGATGCTCAGCAATAGGTAAGATAATGACCTCTTCTAAAACTAAAGGGGAGGTGCTATCACAAACAACAAAGACGTATATCCAGGGCCTAGCCCTGGCTCACGTTTATGGTATCAGAAAAGAGTTTACTAGTAAGTATACTGATAAGGGTAATGAGTGCGAGGATATGTGCCTCAGCTTTGTAATGGATGTAATTGATAAAGGCTTCCTGTTTAAGAATGAGGAGAACTTTAGTAATGAATGGCTTACCGGTACACCGGATGTAATTACAGATCAGGTGCTAGTGGATGTAAAAAATTCATGGAGTGGTAGCACCTTCCCATGGTTCGATATTGAATGTCCTAACAAAGATTACTACTATCAATTACAGGGCTATATGTTTTTATGTGATAAGCAAGAGGCACTGTTGTGCTACTGCCTAACCAATACACCCCATGCCATAGTAGAACAGGAGGTAAAGAGTGCTCACTATAAGTTAGGGCTAATGGAGGAGAGTTTAGATCTTAGAGACCAGGTGCAAAAACAGCACAGCTTCAATCATATCCCTGATGCTAAGAGAGTAAAGACTTTTGTAATACAAAGAGATGAGGAGGTTATAGAGCAGATTAAATTAAGAGTAGAACAATGCAGAGATTATTTTAACGAACTAATAAAACAACTATGAAATCAAGAGAAGAGTTTTACGAAGATGCACTAATTTGTGCTATGCAAGGCCTTATCAGTAAGGTTATAGAGTACTCACCTAAAAGGGTAGCAGTGCTAGCAAAAGAGTACGCAGAAGAGCTTACACTTAAGGTATACGGTGAAGAGTTACCTATCATTAAAGAGAGAAGGTTATGATTTTGCTACTATCAATACTACTAGCCCCTGCGATAGTGTGGGGATGGTATTGTACTATCATGTACTTATTTACTAAGTTATGAAGAGCTACAAAAGGGATGGGTATGAGCTGCTATTATCTTACAACCCATGTGAGATATTTCATTACTACAACGTAACAGAAATGCATGGGCTTAATAAGGTGGCTTGTGAGC